TTTTTACAATTTAGAGGAAAAAAGAATTTATATACTAACTGAAATTTTAAGTGATGAAGTTTATCAATTGTTAGGCCCTGGTGAGATAAAGGCAAAATTTGGCGAAAAGTTAGAGAAAATTATTAATTACAAAGAATAGATAGGATGTGAGATTATGGATTTAAATTCACCATTAAGTTCGACATGGCTTATAGTTATTGTTGGTTTTATTTATCAGTTATTATTTATCTATTTTTTTGAACAGTTAAGGAGAACTTTTAAAAAAATCGAAGAAGAAAAAATGATTAGGATGCTTAAAAAGAAATATGAAAAGTAAATACTTTTTTATTAAGAACATAATTTTTATCAATGCATCACTTCAATATCATACATGAGCCTTGGCATGAGAAATATTCAACTATTAATTTTTGTTTAGGTTTTTTATCTAGTTCTTCTATGAACTCATATAGACGTTTTTCATTCATTAACGCAGGTGGCCTAAAGGCATTTTTGGAATTAGATTTAGGCGTTACATTTTTGTCAAAATCGTAAAATTTCTTTGCAACATCTGGATAATTCAAAAATATGGACTCTAACTTCTTCTTTGTCGTGCCTGCAAGGCATAGACATTCACCGCTTGTACCCGCTTTTTCCCACACTTCATTTCTTGGAATTTTAAATTTTTGAATTTGCGTTTCAAGTTGTTTTGTGTCTAGAAATAGAATCGGTAACCATTCCATAACATTTAATTTCTTTATTTTAGCATTATGTAATGTATTATTTAGTTTTCCATAATTTTTAAGTCTGAACAAAGATTCATTTTTTCTTATGCCTAAGACCCAAAGTGAGTTTATCTCTTCTTTTAATTCATTAATTCTAAATTGGTATAACGGTTCTTGTTTTAGGACCCTCCAACACCATCTCCTTCTAAAAATATCGGGATAACCGTATTTTTTCACATTCTCAAAATAATCATAACTCGTTTTTATTATTTTTAATTCTGCACCTAACCAATTTGCATACTCTTTTACATATTCTCTTGTCTGAGGTATATAAATTCCAGTATCAACATGAATGAGTCTAATTGGAATTTTAAGCGAATCGGCGACTTTCTTAGCGATATAACATGTTAGGGCGCTATCTCGTCCTCCGCTAAAAAAACAATCATATACATCAAAATTTTTTAGCGAAGTCATAAACAATTCATCTTCTTGATATCATATTATCGGCGGTTTATATCTTTGCCGATATAAGCTATAAAGGTAAAAAGATAGAGAAAACTTTATTAACCTCTCACTACATAATAGATGTTAGTGATAAAGAAATGAAACAGGTAGTCGTGAACGGTGTTAGATATAATATCCAAGATCGGGAAGATTTAGTAGGTCTTGTTCACGAATTGTTAGCTAAGGGCTATACAGTTCAACAAATAGCCCAATTTTTAGGGGTTACTGAGAAAAAAGTTAGAAATATGGTAAATGATTGTTGGTGATAAATGATTTTTTTTATTCATAATTTTTCTCTTTTTTGAGATAATATTACTTTCGCTTCAATAAAAAAATATATACGTCATAAAACTTATAAGTTGATCATGAATAACGACTTAAAGTTAAGTGAAAATACAATAGTCAGAATTAACAATAATATAGCTGAGATAATTGTGGATAATACATATAAGCTAACAATAGTTGTTGAAAAGGAAAGGGTCATTGCGAAATATAGTGGTGTTTCTCTTACAATTGAATATAATAAATTTAATGCTGAAAAATTAGCGAGAAAAATTTATGTTATTGTTCAACAGTCTCATAGATTTTCAGTTTCGATAATTCAAAGAACTTTACAATTATTAACTATTGATAAATTCATTAGTGAAGTAATTGGTACAAAAAGAGAAGAAAATACAGAATTATTAAAGAAGATTATAGATTTTTTATCAAAAAGTTAATGCATTAAACAATTGTTTTTTTACTGCGTTATAACTGAAATTATCTAACCAAAAGTTATAATTCTCCTCAATTTTAGCTTTATACTCATCTAGTTTATCTAAAACTTCTAATATTTTATCAATTGCGTCATTTATACACATTTCTACACCATTTCCTATGTGAATTGGATTTCCTGGAAGAACAGTTGGAGAATTACAAGAATTAACTAGTAAATCTTTCAATTGTGGAGGAAAATATTCTTCCCATGCCCCTCCTTTTGTCGCAATTGTTGGAATTTTTGATATAAATGCCTCTAGTCCATTAAGTTCAAAACTTCCACCTCTTGATGGCAATAAATATAAGTCAGAAATTCTATACATTTTTACAATATTGTCAAAATCAGTATTTCCTGTGAAATTAAACATCCTCAAGTCTTGAAAATCTGTCCTGGGCCCTCCTGATTTTACTAGGAAATAGATGTCATCTCTTTCTTTTTGAATTTCTTTAGCTATAACGTGGAATAAGTCAGCACCTTTCCTAAAATCACTATGCCAAAGCGATATCATTACTAGTTTTATATTTTTCTCTTTCTTGACTTTTTCAATATATTTCACTTGCTCATCAACTTTCAATTCCTCATCTTTTGCTAATAACCTAGAGTTAAAATTATGGACAACTTTAAATATTGGAACTTTTAGTCCAGAGTTTTTAAATGCTTTTGCTGACCATTCCGAATTTACTATTATTTTATCTGCATAATTATTTCCATATTCAATAAATTTCTCTGCTATTCTGTCAGAATCAGCGACTTCAACTCCAATAACTTCACTAACTTTAGATCTATATTGTTCAAAAAATGAAAATTCTACGTTGCCCCAGTGCCACATTGAATAGAAAAAGGGATGAATAATTGAAATTGGATTTTTAAACGGTGTAAATTGATAAAATGATAAGGCAGGAATTTCGTAAACTGTATATTTTTCTCTTAACATTTTTATATGTTCTTTTGCCACAAACTTGAATGAAACGTCATGATGTTGAGGGTGAACGTAATAAATCGGCCTTTGCAATTAAAAATCACCGCTCATTTCACCAACTAATTAAAACAAATTCTGGAATATGTTTAAACACTTGATTTATATCATTCCAAGTAAATTCCATTTTTTTCTCACCTCCTGGAGTTTTTACATAATGAATGGTCCCTAATTTCAATACATTTACGTGGGCAATATGGTCATGTAGAAATATATCAACTGGGAATTCATAATAATATTGTTTTTCTAGATAAACATTTAATACAGTTTCTAGAATTGCAATTTGATTTTTTCTAAATATATAATTTGTTCCTGAGCAAAATGGTCTAATTTCTCCTGCCCAGTTGTAATAAAGCCAATAACATAAATTCAAAATTCTATTTTGAGGATCAATATCTCTAATTTTTGGAATAATTAAATCACTGTCAATTATAGCAAATTTATCATCATCTTGGCCTTTTGCTATTTCTAGAATTTTTAGTAATTGTTTTGCAATTCTTACGGCTCTTATATCACTGTTTGTTTCATTCCAGATTATCTTATCTGGATATTTCTCGATTAACTGGGGAGTTAAGTCATTAAAGGTCTTATCGACTACAACATAATCAAAATCCAATTCTTCTAAATGTTTTGAAAATCCGACGAAAGTGAAAACTTTCATAATATTCCTCTCATTTTATGACAAATATTAGTTATCTTGATTTCTGTGGAGATCAATGACGTCATGCTATATACATAATATTATGAATTAGTTGTGTGTAGTTTTTTAGGTCATGATTGAATAAAAATAATATGAGCGTTACATATACGTCGATTAGCGAACTTCTTGCGTCGCCGTTCCAAAGATTAACTTCTTCAATGTGGAATACTGCATCACTTTTGTTAATTCAATTGTATGAAACTGGGGGAAATGCGGTCACTTCAATTCTGAAAAATGGAAATTTAACCGTTCCAGGTTCTATAACTGCAAGTTCTGGATTTTTCTATGATGAGGTGTATGTTTCTGGTCAGCCTGTCTTGACGGAACTTGATCCAATTTATATCGCAGGCTTTATTTCAACTGCTCAACAACAAATAAATTCAATATTATATTCAAATCAACAACTTTATTATGCAATTTCAAAACTTCCTACTCAAATTGATAATACAGTTACACAAAATTTGGATAACTTTTATGATTCATTTTATGAATTAGTGAGTTCAGTTTCTAAAAAATTAGGAATTTCATTACAAAGTGCAATATATTTTGTTGCAAATTCTATAGAATATGCACTTACATATGTTTATTTAGCAACTGTAGGATTAACAAATACAATAAATAAATTAAGTTTGTATTTATCGCCTCCAACGATAGAAGGCCTTCAACTCGATGTCTCTACTACTCCTAGTCCTTTGTACACAGGTCCATCAATAGAAACTGTCAGAATAATTC